GAATGGCCCAATTAAGAGCTGGAGGAGAACTAACATCAGCTCAAAAAGGGGGACTTAAAAATGCATTAAGACAAGCAGAGAAACAATATAAACTACATCTTGAAGTTGTTTCTGGTATGTTTGTAGGGAAAGATAAGAGAACTTTAAGATCCCTTAGACTTACATTAACAGCTATGGACGGAGGCTTTAAAGGTTTTGTAGCTAAAGTTCGGTTAGGAGTAATGCAAATTGTAACTACTTTTAAAATTGGTACTACAGCTTTGAAAGCTATATGGAAAACTACAACAGCAATTATGTCTGCTGCCGCTGCAAAAATGGGTAGAGCTATGAATATGGCTTTAGGTGTTATAGGTTGGATAGGTATGATATTTATGGCTAAAGATGCAATAATAGGAATGTGGGAGAGTTTAGATAAAATTTTATTAGCAATTGGTCAAACTATGATAAAAGTTGGAAAATGGATAGGTAAAATTGCGCCAAGACTGGGTAAAATGTTGGAAGGCTGGGGTGAAGGTGTAGTTGAAAGAAATAAAGAAGGTTCTGAACGTAATATTGCAAAACAAGCAGCAAGAGATCGGAAACAAGCGACGAAGAAGGGAAAAGGCTATGGTGAAGGTTTAGCAGAAACAGCGAAAGATCTAACACTAATGCAAGATTCTTGGGAAGGTATGGCAAAAGTAAATGACCAGTTCAATCAGTTAGATGCTACAGCACAAGCAATCGCATCATCTGGAGTTCTTGGAAAATTAGATCGGGGTATATCCATATTGACTTCAGATCAAGCAGCGTGGAGTACCGAATTGAAAGCAACCGCCACTAAAGATTTAACATTATTTTTAAATAAAATGGGAGAATTAGATAGTAGGTATTCAGATCAAGCAGCTGCTTTAGCAGCTTTAGATCCTGCACAAGATGATTATATAGCGCAACTTAAAAAGATCAGAGGTGGAATTGTAAAACTTAATAATGAATTTGGTGGTCATGTTCAGGCACAGAAAGATTTTGCAACAGCTTATGAAGGTTTAAGTAAAAGGTGGGCTGAAGATGCTGTTAAAACAAGTCCCTATTCTAAATTTGCAATAGATATACGTAGTATGCTAACGGCTTCTAAAGCATTTCAAGATGAGTTTACTAAAGCTTATACAGATGACTCTGGAATTGTCATTTTGGATGAGCGGTTAGTTGCATTACAAAAAATATATGGAGATGATATAATTGATAGTATTAAAACTGTAAATGATATGGAGAATTTATTATCAGGAACATATAAGAATCAGGTAAGACTTTTAAGAGAAATTCAAGAACTTCAATTAGCCAAACAAGCAAGAGATATTGAAAGAGCAGGGCTCTCTCTTATGACTAGTAGAGCTGGAGGGCAGAGAGGATTAGAACTTGGAGCAGCAGATAAAGCAGGAGCTGCATCAGAAGCAAGAAAAGTATTTGAAATGAGTGCGGAAAAACGGGCAGCAAGATTGTCTCAAGCGAAAAAAGATGGAGGAGACGCACTTATAATGGAAGAGAACTTACAACGAATGGGTGAAGGTACTATATTATTACTTGAGAGACAATCCGTTGTAGCAGCAGAACTAGCTTCAGGAATGGGGCAATTAAAACTGGCAGGAAAACAAGCCTTTGAAGATGGGTTGACTAAAGGTATAGAAGGCCTTATAAATGGAACTATGACTCTTAAAGAAGCTTTTGCATCAATGGCTAAAGGAATTATATCTTCTTTAGCTAAAATATTAGCGCAACAAATGGCTGTTAAAATAATGGGAGCTTCACTTTTTGGTAGAGAAGGTGGAATATTTACACAACAAGGGGATAGTGGTTATAGATCATTTGCAGGAGGTGGAATAGCATCAGGACCTTCAGGAAGTGGTTATCAAGCAACTTTACATGGTACAGAAGCGGTAGTTCCTTTAGGAAATGATAGAAGTATTCCTGTTAAATTGTCAGGTGGAGCAATGAATACAAATAATACAAATGTTGTAGTAAATGTAGAAGGTGGACAAGTAAGTTCAGATGTTACAGGAGAATCTCAAGCAGCAGGACTCGGAAAATTAATAGCAGCATCAATTGAACAAAGACTAGTAGATGAGTCACGTCCAGGTGGTTTACTGGCTAGAGGAGGTGGATAATGGCAACAGGATTAACACAATCTGATGGCTCAAACATAACAGGCTTTAGTGCTGCTGTAATGCCAGATAAAGGTTTTTCGAAAAAAGATAAGCCAAGAGTACTATCAACTGCATTTGGTGATGGGTATGAGCAACGTTTAGCTGATGGAATAAATGTTTTACAACAGTCTTTTACGCTAAATTTTAAAACTAGGGACAAAGCAGAAATTGATGATTTAGTAACTTTCTTTGTAAGTTTAGGAGGAGTAGACGTTTGTAAATTTACTTATGCAGATAGTAATGCAGGTGGAAGTGAAACTGCTGTAAAAGCTATTGCAACAAATTGGGATCAAAAGTTTGATTATGGAGACTATTATAGTTTATCAGTAACTTTAAATAGGACCTATGAGCCATGAGCACAGATGCTATAATACAAGAGGTTCAAAAATTAGCTATATCTTCAGGTATAATAGAATTATTTGAAATACAAGTAAATACAAGTCCTGATCAATGGATTTATTTTACAAATAATTATTATGATCCTACCTCAGCAACAGGATACTGTAAAATGTGGGATATTGATGATAATGATACAATTAGAACTTATTATGTTATTCCTACAAGTATAGCAGGATTTGAATATAAGACAGATGGTCCTTTACCTCAACCAAAACTCACAATAGCAAATGTACTAAGAACCGCAACTAATACTAGTTTAGCAGGATTATTATCTTCAGCTACTTATGAGGATATATTAGGAATGAAGTTTAGACGAAGAAGAACGTTAAAAAAGTACTTATATAATGTATCAACATCAACCCCACCTGTAGAATTTGCATCAGATTTATTTTACTTAGACAGAATTGAAAATGAAAATGAAAGAGATGTCACTTTTACACTAGTATCGCCCTTTGATTTAACAGGAGTAAATCTACCTAGAAGGACAATTATTGGAAATATGTGCCCGTGGGAGTATCAAGGAGCAGGAGTGCATTTAAATGTTTGGGAAAGAAAAGGTGGTTGTACTTGGAGTAATGAAAGTAAAATAACTATCGAAGGTGTAGAACATAGAGCTTTTGTAAATCAAGATGATGAATATGTTGTACCTTCTACAGCAACCTTTACAGATGATCCAGGTTCAGGTACTAGAACATTAGATGAGTTTTATCAAACTGATGCTACAGGATTAAAAGAAATTGAATGGGGTGGAACATACTCAGCAGCTAGTGCAGGATCTGGATATACTTTATCTGATGGAAATAGATGGCAGGCAGCAGCAGCTGCAACTACAGTTCCTGCAGATAATAGTTCAGATTGGAACAGAGTGAGAATTTTTAGCAATTATACTATGGCTAATGATGTTAGAGTATTTGAACAAGATAAATTTAATAGTTTTGTTTTAGATGGTCAAATAGAAAGTATATCTATATCAAATGCTGGAAGTAGTTATGAGACCGTTCCAACTATAGTAATAAGCGCTCCTGGAATCGGAACTACTAATGGTATTCAAGCAACAGGAACAGTATTACTTTCAGGTACTACAGTTTCAGCAATAGCAATAGATGAACCAGGGCATGGATATGTAGCAGGTGAAACAGTAACCGTAACATTTTCTGGTGGTGGTGGAAGTAATGCTGCAGCAACAAATCCAACAGTAGTTACTAGATTGTGGCAGGCTAGAAGAACAGGTCAGACTGGTACTAATACCGCTAAAAGAGCACAGCCAGGCTTTAATCCTTACTGGGTAAGAGGCGATGTATGTGGTAAAAAAATAACTTCTTGTAAGATGAGATTTGGATTCAATCCATTAACAACTTTAGCTTATGATAGTCAAAGTGCTAATTTTACAGCTGGAAAACAGTTAACAGGTGGAACAAGTAATGCTACAGCTACAATTATGAAGGATACAGATGCTGGAGCTACAGGAACGTTAACATTGTCTAATGTATCAGGAATTTTTCAAAATAATGAAACTATAACAGATGATAATAGCACTCCAGGATCCGCTACAGTTAATGGCACAGCAGGTGGAGCAATAAATAGTAGAGGAAAAACAGTACTAAGAACTTTGGATGTAGGTACTGGACTACCACATGGTGGATTTCCTGCTGCAAGAAGAATGGGGGGATAATGTTAGAAAAGCACTTATCAGAAA